GGTAAAATACGCACGAGCCAAAAATTTGAAATTTTCGGTTTATTTCGGTTTTATAAAAAAACTTTGGTTTAAAAAATTCTAAAAAGACCTAGTATTGCCTAGAAAGCAATAGCTGGTTTTAGGAGGGGAGCTAATGACACGATACGAAGAGTTGGCTAGTAAACTAAATAATGTAGACGAGGCTAAACGAGGTTTTATACTCTCATTACTTAAAGACTTTGTATTTTTAGAAAGTCAAATAGAGGATCTGAGAAAATACCCACGTTATGTTATCAATAGCAAAGACCCACGTCAGCAAAAAAAGCTACCAGTACACGATATGCTAAAAGATTATCAATCTCAAAAGAACGATATAGCAACTAAGATATTAAGGAGTTTGGCATTAGAGGAAAGCGACGAAAGCCCATTATTAAAGGCTTTAGAGAGGTTTAACGACTAATGACAGATCTAATGAAAAACAGCTATATTTACCAATACTATGATGCAATTCAAAAAGGCTTTTTAGAAATTGACGGTAAAAAGGTTAGGTTAGTTGTTGGGTCGAAAATAAAAAAGGCTTTAAAAATATTACTTAGTTATTTTGATAACCCCAATATTGAGTTTAACCCTACTGAGTGCTATAAAAGATTTAAATTTGAGGAAACACTTTGCTTACAAGGGCAAGCCCCATTTTATAATAAGCCTTTAAAGTTGATGCTTTGGCAAAAAGCTTTTTATGAGGCGATATATAGCTTTTATGATAAAGAAACTGGGTTGCTACTTATTAACGAGGCACTAGAGGAGGTTGGACGTAAAAACGGTAAAAGCACTCAAGTAGCTGGCGACTTTAATACTGACTTATTTATTGGTCAAGGAGGCGTTAACTACTGCGTATGTAGTAATGACGATAGACAAGCTAAGCTAATATGGAGTGAAATTGCTGGTATGCGCCAACGCTTAGATATAAAAGACGAGGTTACAAGTCAAAATTTAATCGAAATAAGAAATGACAAAAAAAACATTAAGATACAGCGCTTAAGTAGTAAAACTCAAAACAAAGACGGTTTTAACTTTGTTAAAGCTTGCCAAGACGAGGCGCACGATTGTAAAAATGACGAAATAGCCGAGGCAGTTCAAAGAGCAATGTCAACCCACGACGAACGCTTATTTATAACTGTTAGTACTAATGGTTTTTTAAATAATATGTACTTTGATAAAAAACTCGAATATGCTAACGCTTGGCTTAATGGAGATATAGACAACCCCCACTATTTAGCCTTTTTATTTGAAATGGACGACGAGGCGGAGGTATGGGCTGGAGATAAAGACTTATGGCAAAAAGCTAACCCTAGTTTAATATATGGTGTTAAAAAGTGGGCTTATATTGAGCAAAATATTATTAAAGCTCAAATTGACAAAGAGAGCCGTATGCACTTATTAACTAAAGACTTTAATATTAAAGTTAGTAACTCTAAAGCTTGGTTAACTCTTGAGCAGTATGACTACGAGCAACCAAAATTTACTTTAAATGACTTTAGAGGCTGTGTAGCTCTTGGCTCAGTAGACCTAAGCGACTGTGGAGACTTAACAGTAGCTGAACTGCTGCTAATGCGTAAATCAGATCCAGTAAAATATGTAGTACCACAATTTTTTATACCAGCATCAAAGTTGGAGGACAAAGACAACGGCGCTAAATATAAAGAGTGGGCTAATACTATTAACCCAGTGACTAATGAGCCTTACGTAATAGTTATTAACGGTAATAAAATTAATCAAAAACACGTAGCCGACTGGTACCAGTCATTACGTACTAATTATAAGATAGAAACAATAAACATTGGTTATGACCCTTGGCACAGTGACGTTTTCTTAATGTGGACTGATAAGAAAACTGGTTATGGTTTTCCAACAATGAAAATATATCAAAATAGTAAGCTTATGTCTTACCCAATGAAAACACTAGAACGTGATTTAAATGCTAAGCTGGTTAATTTTGTAAATAACCCAGTTTTAAAGAATTGCTTTGCTAATACAGCAGCTGAAATTAAAGACGACTTTATTATGCCTTGTAAAATTGACGGACAATATAACCGTAAAATTGACGGTGTAGTAGCATTAATTATATTATATGCAACTTTAGAAAAAAACGAGGTTTTATTTAATCAATACCTAACATAGGAGGTGTAATTGTGGCAAAAGAAAGAAAAGAAAAACGTAGCTTTTTAAGTAAACTTTTTAGCAAAACTAAAAAGACTGATAATAACATAACACTAGCTAATACTTTTAAAGGGTTTCAAGCAAATTACGTAAATTATAATAACTCAATTTTAGAAAGTGACTTAATTTTAAGTGCCACACGGCTAAAAGCTAGATTTTTTGGTAAGTTGATGCCTCGCCACGTTATAGATAATACTAATCAAATGATTACTGTAAATGATAGTAGTGTTGCAAGGCTGCTAAGGAAACCAAATGAGTATCAAACAACATTTGACTTTTTAAGTCAAGCTTACTTTCAAAGAGAACTGCACGACAACTGCTATATTTACCCTCAATACTATATAAGTAATGCTGGAGAGAAAATTTACGAGGCAATGTATATATTATTGCCTCAACAAAAGCCTTTTATATTTGAGGACGATAGCGGTAAGTTATTTATTAAGTTTATATTTCCAACGTATGACGAGCCAGTAATATTTGAATTAAAAGACATTATTATATGGGCTAATAATTTTGAGGACAACCAGTTTATGGGCGGAGGTCGTTATACAAGTGCAGCTAACGCTGATGCATTAACCTCATTAAACACTTACAACTCGATTAAAGAAAGTACAGCAACAGTTGCTGAACAAGGAGGAACTTTTGACGGTATTTTAAAAGTTAATTCTTACGCAGCTGACGACGAAAAAATAAAGGCTATTAGAGATAAGTTTGTAGCCGATTTAAAATCAAATAATGGTGGTATTGCAACATTAGATAATGGATCTGACTATGTCGACATTTCACGTCAATTAAAAACTATTGATGCAACTACAATGGCTGAAATCAAACAAAATCTATTGATACACACTGGCGTAAGTCTTGAAATGCTAGAGGGTAAGTTTGATACCAAGCTAAAAGAGGCTTTGTATGAAAACTGGATTGAGCCAGCAGCTATCAGTTTAGGACAAGCAATGAGTAAATGCTTTTTTAGTCAGTGGCAAACAACCCACGGCGACCAAATTTTATTGTACCCAAATAAAGTACAGTTAATGGCAACGAGTGAAATTGTAAGCATCATACAAAGTACTATTAGTGCTGGAGTATTCAAAATTGACGAATATAGAGAGATGCTGGGTTATGCTCCATTAGAAAATGCCGAGGGACAAGTTAGACCAAGAGGTTATAACAATTTAGACGGAAATTTAGTTAACAAATCAAATGACATTGGAGGTGCCAATAATGAGTAAACAATTAACAAAAGAACTAAGACTAAATACAACAAATTTAGAGGTTAGAGCTGACGAGCAAGGCAGCGATAAAATGATTATAGAGGGCTACCCTATTATTTTCGATAAAGAGGCATACATTGGCGAGGAGCCTTGGGGCTGGTACGAAAAGATAGACCGTAACGCTTTTAAAGATGCCGATATGACCGACGTAGCATTAAAATATAATCACAACGATAATATGTTAATTTTAGCTAGAACTAGAAACGATAGCTTAAAATTAACTATCGACGATAAGGGCGTATTTATGCACGCCGAATTAATCGACACTACACAAAATAGAGACATTTATAAAATGGTTAAAGCTGATTTATTAAATGAGGGTAGTTTTGCCTTTACAGTTAATGACGAGGACGTTAGAGAAATAGGAAACTATGGAGACGATAACTACTCAGTACACCGTACTATACTAGGTATTGGTAAATTATTTGACGTGGCTATTTGCCCTAATGGGGCTTATGGTAATTTAACCGACATTTACGCACGTTCTAAAGACTTAGTGGAGACTAAGACTAAAGGCAAGGCGGAGGCTTTGAAAAGATGCGAAATTTTAAGGTTAAAAAATAGAATTAAAATTATGACTATGGAGGAAAATAAATAATGAAAATTAAGGAATTTTTAACAAAAGATTTAGCTAATAAAAATGAACGTAAAGCAACTTTGCAAGCTGGAGTAGATACTATTAACAAGCGCACAAAAGAATTAGCCGAAATCAACGAGCGCAGCTGTGACGAAAAAGAATTAAAAGCAGCTGCTGAGGAACTAGACAAGTTAAAGGCTGAATTAACCGAAAAGCAAGCCGAATTAGCTGGCTTAGATGCTGAAATTAAAGAGTTAGAACAACTTATAGCTGATGCTGATAAACCAGCCGACGACCAAGAGGGCAAACCACAAAGAAAACAATTTTTAAATTTTGAAAAGAGAGGACTAAATAATATGACAAAAGAAGAATTAGAAACAAGAGCAAAAGAATTTGCTGCAAGAGGAACATTTAAGAAAAATACAACTGAAACTAGAGCAATTTTAGTATCAAGCGGAAAACTAGCAACACCTACTGACGTAGCTGGCGATATTAGACCAAATTTTGAACACGTACCAAGTATTGTTGACGAGGTAGACGTATTAGACTTAGAGGGTATGGGTGCTTATAAGATCCCTTATGAGGTTTCTATTGGTACAGCTGATACTACAAATGAGGGTTCAGCATATCACTCAAGCGACCCAACTTATGATTATGTAACTCTATCTCCAAGTACTGTTACTATTATGAGCCAACTTTCTAAGCAAGTTAAAAAGCAAACTCCAATTAACTATCAAACTAAGGTAGAAGATAGCGCTTATAAGGCTTTAAAGAAAAAGGCAGCAGCTATTATTACTAACGCAATTTCAACAAGCACTTTAAGCAAAAAATTAAATATTACAGTAACAAGCGGTAAAGGAGCTATCGACGATAAGACTTTAAGAAATATCGCTTTAAACTATGGTAGTGCTGATGCTGTTATGGGAGATGCTGTACTACAATTAACACAAGAAGATTTAGTAGCATTTGGCGACGTACGTAGCGCTACAACTTTACAAGCTGTTTACGATATTAAACCTAGTGCTGAAAACCCTAATACTGGTACTATTAGCGACGGTGGTTTAACAGTTAGATATATTTTAAACAATAATTTAACTGCAATTAGTGGAACTACTCAACCAGCAGCTGGATCAGATGCTATTGTAGGTATGATTTATGGACAACCAAAGTGCTGTGCTTTAGGTTTATTCAGCGGTTATGAGGTATTAGTAAGCGAAGATT